GATGGCACTGTCATTGCTGACATGTTCTCTGAGTTCAACGTATCTCAGTACACTATCGACTTCGTGCTTGGTACTTCTACAACTGATATCGACAAGAAAATCAGTGAACTGAAGCGTTACCTGCAAACCAACCTGAAAACTGGTGCTGCTATCCAAGGTAAGCCGGTTGTTATCTGTGATGGTCTGTTCTTCGACAAGCTGATCAGCCACCCGAACATCCGTCAAGCCTACCTGTACTACCAGAACTCAGGCGCACAACGTCTGCGTGATGCTACCAACAACATGATGGCATGGGGTTCGGTAGACCAGTTTGAACACCGTGGTGTTATCTTCATGACCTACGATGCTACCTTCAAGCTGCCTAACGGTACTACAGAAGCCGCTGTTGCTGCTAACACTGGTCACGTTATCCCTAGCGTTAACGGTCTGTTCCGTGGTTACTACGGCCCAAGCAACAAGCTGTCGGGTGCTAACGTAGTTGGTCGTGAAATGTTCGCCTACGAATACAGCGATCCACGCGATGAACAGCACGAAATGCAAGTGGAAACTTCTCCACTGTTCTTCTGCACACAGCCACAAGTTCTGGTTAAAGTTACTACTTCTAACTAATCTTGTGTTGGGAAATGGCCGCCTTCGGGCGGCCTATCCTTCTATATAGGGATTGAATATGGCTGCTCCTACACTGATCGAACAGGTTAGACTGAATGTTGGTGATAACAACGCCGAGTTCCAGATTCTTCCTGATGACACTTACCAGTGGTTGCTGGACAAGTATAACAACAATGTAAATAGAAGTTCAATGGATGCCGCTCGGTATATCCTATTCGAACTGACCAAATTCCCAACTCGTGAGCGTACTGGACAAATTGAAGTCTGGAACGAATGGGTTAACGCCTATCGCAAAGCTCTTGAGTTATTCATTAAAGACCCTAACTTGACTGTTATGATCCCCGTGCCTTATGCCGGTGGAATCAGTAAAGATGACATGCACCAAAATGACTCGGACAACGACAATGTTCGTCCTGCAATCCACAAAGGATTTGCTCATGGTGTTAGGGCATACAATGTTGATAATTCAACAGACAATGAATCCATGTTTCTGATTCCGTAAGGAGTGAGACATGAAGATGACAATTAGTCTTGACCTTAAACCACTCAAGGCAATGCAAAAGAAACTGAAGGCACTTGAGACAACAAGTGTTGAAGTTGGTTTCTTTCCAGAAGATCAATACGGCCCGGAGAATAACAATCTACCTGTCGCTGCTGTTGCACTTATGCAAGAGCGTGGCGCAATGGAATATCCCTCAAGACCATTCTTCACCAAAACTGTAGAAGACAGGATGGTTTGGTTCCACCTTTCGAAAGCACTTGCTGAAACAGTGAGGGGAGTTTTCAAAGATGGTAGAACTTTGACGGTTGGACTAAAGAAAGCCGGTAACATCCTTAAAGATGAACTTGAAGTAACCATTGATGACTATCCGGGTAGCAACAGTATATCTTGGGCCAATTATAAAGGGTTCAACGATCCTTTGATCTACACTGGTAAAATGCTCAACTCTGTCAAGGTAAAGATTAAGAAATGATCAGAACAATTCCTCGATACCTAATGACAGGTAAGACGCCAGTTATCCTCAAACGAAGAGGAACCGGTAGCTGGGTAGACGGTCGTTATACACCCGCCGTTGAACAAGAAATTGAGATTCAAGCAAACGTACAACCAATGCCTCGTGGTATTGACACAAAGTTAAGACCTCAAGGTGACATCACTCGTGAAGCTTACATTGTTTTCTCTAACAGTGAAATCAGACAAAAGCGAGAGGGTGACTCTGGATGGGATGCTGACATTATTGTGTGGGGAAACGATGAACTTGAAGTGATGGAAGTTGCTCGCTACTCAATGGGGCCACTTGATCATTACGAGGCATATTGTTTTAGAAAAGAGGTTAGTTAATGAACATCTACAAACAATTAGAAGATGCTCTGTACACTTCTTTCGCAACACATTTTCCCGATGATCGTTTCATCTTTCCTTTCCTGAATGCTCCTGAACCACAAACTCCGTATGTTGTTTTGGATATTCAAAAAATTGACGCCATTGGAATGCCACAAGATGGTGGCTTAACAGATAATGGCATAGCAACGATTGTTCAGAACTACGAAGTGAAATTAATCGTTGAGATTTTGGGTGAGTATGACAACCAGACTGTTGTTGGCGATCTTGCTCACAAAATAGAGTTCTCTATTAGAACACCTCTTTTCCAACAAGTTCTAGCAACTAATAATTTGTCGCTGATGCGATATAAACCAGTTGATAGATTCCCAAGGAAAAGAGATACCAAAACGTACATGTGCTATCAACAGAGTCTGTTCTTTGCTTATTCTGTTTCTGAAACACAAGACGTTGGATACATCAATGAAGCAACGATCCAAGGTGTCTATCACGATGCTGGAAGAGAGGGGCATATCATTGAAAACGATATCGTTATTCAAAACCCTAACTTATAATCTGGAGAAGGTATGACCCAGCTTACAGAAATCATCAACATTCAAATTAGCCGTGAAACACAAGCTGTTGCACAGACTAACTTCAATGTCCCGTTGTTTCTTGCAACATTTACAAACTTCAAAGAACGTGCTCGTGAATACACAAGCACAGAAGCTGTAGCGGAAGATTTCGGTGTAACAAGTAATGTTTACATCGCAGCTACAAAGCTTTTCGGACAAACACTTCGTCCAGCCAAGATCGTTGTTGGTCGTCGTCAAGTTCCTACTGTTAACATCAGTGTTGGTACTGTTGCTAACGCAACTCTGTATCGCATGACTGTTAGTGATGTAGTTTTCTCTTACACCTCTGACGCCTCTGCAACTGCTATTGAAATTGCAACTGGTCTTAAAACAGCATATAACGCTGCCCCTGTAGCTGGTGTTACTGTTACTGATAACCTTGACGGTACTTTGACTGTAATTTCCACTGTTGATTGGAGTGTCACTGTTTCTGCTAACCTGAGCATGACTAACGCAGCATCAACTGAAACTTATGTTGAAGCACTGGAAGCTGTTCAGAACGTAAATAACAAGTGGTATGCACTGACTTGTGAATCTCACCTGAAAGCTGACATTCTGGCACTTGCTGGAGCAATCGAAGCTAAGAAGAAAATCTACGGTGCCTCGTCTGATGACCTCGATGTTAAGACAAGCGCAACTGATGACGTTGCTTCTGCTCTCAAAGCCGCTGGTTACTTCCGTACATTCCTGATCTGGTCTGCTGACGCCGATACTCAGTTCCCTGAATGCGCTTGGGTTGGTTCACAACTTCAAGAACAACCGGGTTCTAACACATGGGCCTATAAGCCTCTGGCTGGCATCACAGTAAGCTCTCTGAGTGATACTGAGGCTAGCAACATCAAAGGTAAGAACTGCTCTACCTACGAAGTTGTAGGTGGCGTAAACCGTACTGTTGGTGGTGCAACTTCCGGTGGTGAATGGATCGACGTAATGGTCTTCGTTGACTGGCTTGAAGCCAAGATGACTGAACGTATTTGGTTCCGTCTTGCTAACAGTAAGAAGATTCCTTACACTCGTGCTGGTGCAACAATCATCGAAACCGAAGTTCGTGCTCAGCTTTCGGAAGGTGTCCGTGCTGGTGGTATTGCTGACGATACTCCTTACACTGTTATCACACCTGATGTTCTAACAATTAGTCAGAACTCTCGCGCAAACCGTGTCTTTGAAGGAATGAAGTTTGAGGCTCGCCTAGCGGGTGCAATTCACTTCGTCAAGATTGCCGGTACAGTTACTGTCTAATAAGGGGATAATATATGGCATTTAATCGTCTAGCGACCTTTGCTCCGAACGATGTAACAGTTGTTCTGACACAACAATCAAGTGGTATCTCTCACATTCTGAGTGGATTCTCGGAAGACAGTATTGTAAGTATTGAGCGTAATGCTGAAACCTACAGCCTATACACTGGTGCGGATAACACTAACACTCGTATTTATAATGCGAACACTTCTGCTCAAATCACAGTATCGCTGCAGCAAACTTCTAGCAGTAACGACGTACTGAGCCAACTCTACATTAACGATGCTGCTTCTCGTGACTCTACTGGTCTGTTTAGCATTAGCGTTGTAGATAACTCTGGACGTTCAAGCTACTTTGCTGAAGAAGCCTACATTGCTGTTGTTCCGAACTCTCAGTTCGCCAACTCGATGCAGACTCGTGATTGGGTAATCCATGCTGTACGTCTTGACACCTACATTGGGGGTAACTCGATTCTTTCTGCGGAAGATCAAGGTACTCTTGAACAACTTGGTGCGGTAATCAACCCACGTTGGACAAACGCCTAATAGTGTGAACCAAGCGTAACATTGTTATGTTGTAACATTGACGAGGGGCTTGGGGAGAAATCCTCTGGCCCCTTTTCTTTTGGGAGTAATAATGAGTAATCTTCTAATCTATTCTCCTATTGATGTGGAAATCGTAATCGCAGGATTGCACACAGTTACGGGAGTAGCTGATGGTACGTTCGTCAGTATCAGTAAAGATGTTGAACCTTTCGAAGTTGAAAGAGCGATGGATGGAAGCATTCAGCGAATCTATAAACATGACGAAGGTTACACACTGGACATTACACTAGCACAGTCTAGTCCAAGTAATAACGTGTTCAGTGCCTTGTACAACATGGACGTAGCCACACAAATCGGAAAGTTCCCAGTGTTCGTTAAGGACACAAAGGGTTCAACAAAATTCTTTGCATTAACTGCGTGGGTTGATCGAATCCCTAACGTGTCTTTTTCTAATCAACTTGAAACAAGAACATGGACACTCAGTTGTGCCCAAGCGACCATCACTGTAGGTGGTAACGCTGAACAAACAATGATTGAACAAGCACTTGACTTTGGGGCATCAATGCTTCCTTTGTTCAAAGAGTTTGGTGTCTTTTAAGGAGTAGAATATGGTTGCACCAGTAACAACATACGCTCCTAAAGACGTAGTGTTAAAAGTACAAGACTACCAACTACCCGGAATTGTTTCATTATCGTTGGAGTGGTCAACCCCGCCGTTCACAATGGTGCGTGGTATTCGCGGCAATGTAACAAGGGTGAGAAATAAGGATTCGTCAGCAGTCTTGAAGGTTGAAGTTCTTCAAACATCTGTTGCTAACGATTTACTAGACTCAATTGTCAAGCAGGATATCCTGACGGGACAAGCGAAACTGACAATCACCCTGAAAGACCTTTCTGGTAGATTCGGTATTCAATCACAACAAGGTTTTGTCCAAGCAAGACCAACGGTAGCCTTCTCAAACACTGCAGACAATAGAGTTTGGGAAATTGGTTTACTGCAAGTTGAATACTTTGACATGCTTGGTAGCAGTAACACAATTGACAGTCTGTTTGACAGAGCAAGCCAGAAGGCAAATGACATTATTAGCTCTGTTACAGATAAAGCAGATGATTTCATCGACAACATTTTATGAGGAAATAAAATATGGCTATTCAACAAAAATCCGTGGAAGTGGCTGGGGAATCATACTTCCTGACTCAGTTCCCTGCTACAAAGGGTATCAAGATTCTTAAACAACTAATTAAGCTGGTTGGCCCAGCCGCTGCTGAAATCTTCAAAGATGGAGACATTGGTGGTGCTGTTGGTAAGCTGGTTGAGAACCTTGATAATGTGGATGTGGAAAATCTGATCAAAGAAATGATCGGTTCTGTATCGAAGGGTAATGTTGCAATCAACTTTGACAATGAGTTTGCTGGTAGTTACTCAAAACTCCTGCTGCTGATTCGTGAGATTGTGGAGTTTAACTTCGGTGACGTTTTTACGATTCTCGGTTCAAACGGACAGTAAATAGTTCGTCTGGATCGTTAACGGATAGAAAGATGATTGAACTAACTGATAAGTTCTCTCAGGACTTCATGATTCTTTCTATTGTAACATCAGAACTGAAACTCGCCACCCTCTACGAACTTCAAACTCAATACAGCGTTAGTGACATGTACGACATTATTGAAATGATCGACGCACACACAACAATGGTTGAGTATCAAAGAAGACAAGAAGAACTTGAAAGAAAGAACAATCCCCGTTGAGGTCAACACACGTTGAGGATGATTTATGAGTGATGTTCAAACCATTGCCAAATTAGTTGCCAATCTTGGTTTTACTGTAGATGACAAGCAGCTTGATACCTTTGTGAAGAAGATTCACGAAGCTACCAATGCTCTCAAGACAATGCGTGATGAAGCTAAGAACAAACTCAGCTTTCATGTTGCGATTAATAAGTCTGATCTAATCCAAAGTAAGAAGACGATTGCTTCTCTTGGTGATGTAAAAGTAAGACTGAAAGACATTGAAGCAAGTCCTGCGAAGCTTGCCAACACAAGACAAAAGATTGCTGATGAAGTTGGTAAGGCGAAGGTTAGACTGACTGATATCTCGTTGTCAGAGGCTTCGGTTAGAAAGATTCGACAGGATATCAAAGACTCCATCAAGGTTGGTGGTGTAACTGTTCCAGCTAAGATTGACACCCGTGAGATTGGTAAACAACTTCGCGAGTGGATTAAGACACGCCAGAAGCAGTTCACTTTCCGTCTTGGTGTGAGCATTAACCAACATAACCTTTACACAAATCTAAAAGCTGCTGTTGACGCTGCTGCAGATAAAGTAAAAACCATCAAGCTGAAAGACCCTAATGTCAGAGTTGGGATTGACAAGCAACACCTTAAAACTGAAATCCGTGACGCACTGGCTCAGATCAAACGTGATGTTAAAATCAAGATTGATTTAACGGGGCATGGGAGCGTTTCTGGAGGGGGTGGAGGTGCAGGCAGTAGGGTAGGTGGGGGTGGCATCGGAACACGCCATGCTGCGCTTTCTGGAGGCGTTGCAGGCATGGCCGCAAGCTGGGGTCGTGGATTCATTCCCGGTCTCGGTGGTGCGTTTGCTGTTTCGCAGCTAAACCAAAAGGTTCAGGAATT